AGCATTTGGTAGCAGTTATAATTTAACTTGGCCTACAGCACAAGGTGCCAGTGGCACATACCTAAAGAATGATGGCACTGGACAACTGAGTTTTGGTGCACCATATGTAAATGATTCAGGCACAGCAAGTGGTGCTGTGCAAATTGGCAACATTGACCTTGATGACAATACCATCAGAAGTGTGAATGGTTGGGATGAAACAGCGTTTGTATGGGGCACAAAATCAATCACGCCAAACCCAGCAACTATTGTGATTGGCAGCGATGATAGTCTTGTTGCTGATACAAGCACAGTTCTTGCTGTTGGTAATTTGGAAATGGAACATGCCAATACCAACAACATGTTTACCAGTGTTATGCAAGTCAAAGGCGAAGTTGCTATTACAGGCAATATTGATTCATCTAGCTTGAATACTCGTATCCAAACATTCAGACCAGAACTGCGTGTGACCAATGGACTAAATGGTTATAGTATTACAAATAACACATACGACGAAATGGTTGCTACTGAATCAAAGATCGTATTTGGTGATATCAATGCAGACAATGACTTCACCATTGACAGAATTGGTGGTTTCTATAACAACATTGACTTAAACTCAGGTATTACCACAGGTAATGTTGCAGGCTTTATCAACAGATTCAGTGTAAGACCTGGTAACAACACAGCAGGTATTAACGGCACAGATGTAACCAATTATATTGGTCTTGCAAGTGATTTGAAGTTCCTAGGTAGTTCAGGTAAAGCAGACCCAGATGTAGATAACACATACATTATTGTTAACAGTCCAGAAACTGATGCTGAATTTGATCTATCAGTTGCTAATGTGTTTAGAACAGGCACAAACTACTACTTCCTATACAACACAGATGGTTATGCTGACAATGAACTTGGTGCAGTCAAGAGTTATAGTGAGAGATCAACAGAACTTGCTACCAGTGGCACTATAAACATTGACAAAACCACAAGTCAGACACAGACCATTGAACCCACAGGCAATATCACAATTGGTGACTTCCAAAACTTTGCTACCACAACCAGTGTTGGATTTGGCAACAACAAAAGACACCGTGATATGGTCACATTGTTTGTGCATCAAGGGGCTACACCTTATACCGTGACTATGCCCACAGGCAACGCCGCTATACGCTATGCAAGTGGAAACAGCACAGTGCCAAGCACAGCAAACTCAACCAGCAGAATTGACATTGTCAGCACCACAACAGGCAGTGGCACAATATACCATATAGACATACAGGAATATTCATAATGCAAATCATAAACGCAATAAATGACACAGTGGGCACTTGTATGAGTCGCCAAAATCAAGCAGTGCTGGATGAACAGGAAATCATACAGTATGCTGAGCACCCACTAACAGCAGTGGGGGGGCGTAGCAGTGAGGCAGATGAATTACTAGACCCAACAACACCAGTAATGACCAGTGATCGTCCAGGCAAAGCCACCATACACGGACCAGGACAAAGTGTTATTTGGTTCACACTGAATCTTGATCGTCGTGATATGAAGTATAGAGAATTTGCAGAATTGGTTAGAAGTGTTGTGGTAGAACAGATCAGACTCACAGGCTTGCCAGCAGAATACAAGAATACACCTGTTGATGGCATCTATGTAGAAGGTCGCAAAATAGCAAACACTGGTATCAAACGCAAAGGTCCATGGGTAACCTATGGCTTTTCAGTGAATGTTGATTGTGATCTAGAAATGTATAATAGAATCAAACTGTGTGGCTGTGATGACATTGAAGTGACCAGTATAGCCGCTGAAGGTGTTTCAGGACACACTGCAGAAACTTTTGGATTTGACCTAGCAACCAGATTGGTGAGCGAATTTGATTTGTGGCTCTCAAGAAATGAGAATCTTGAATAATGCAAACCTCAGACATTGAAAAAGAGAATCTTGAATCACATGTTGAAATCTGTGCCCTCAGGTATAAAGGCCTGGAAGAACGAATTGAGAAAGTGGAATTGCACTTATCTGAGATCTCTACTATGCTCAGAGACCTCAAAACTGACATTGAAGACCTGCGGGAAACACAAAATACTCGTTGGAGTCAAGCACAGGTTGCAGTGATTGGATTGCTAATGGGTGTAGTTGGCTTTTTAGCAGTTAGTTGGATTCAGACACTTTAGAACGATGTCTGCCACGCCGCTTGGTTAGTTCAGGATCAGTGCTCCAACAACTGTTTACATAGTTGCTGGGCTCGCTGGTGCCAGATCTACTGCTGTATTTCAATCCACAGGTTCTACAGTGTATGTTGTAGCCATCCATGGTATAATCACCAACTATTTTGTTTGCTTTTAACAGCTTGAATGTCAATGGTGGCTGTGGCTCATCAAATACCCTATCACACATTGGATTGATACACTGATAAACTTGTTCTTTTTCGTTGTTTTTGTTCATATTTTTAGTTATAGTATAAATACTAGTGTGAGTAGAAAGGTTCAAGTTCAACTGAGTGATGGCAGTTACTTGAACCCTAAAAAAACGCAGTGCTTTGTCATGAGAGCACCACTATCGTTGATAGCCAAAAGTGTTTATCCTAAATTCTTACTTTGTGTTCATGACCTACTCACACTAATTCTCATTACAATAATAATCACGGCATAATTGACTCATTATATTAGCTTGCACATTGCAAGCTTTTTTTTGGCTAAAAAAGGTTGCATTTCACCAGGTTTTTTGTTATATTACTAAATATTGTATTACAAGTATAGGAAGCACATGGCACAGTATACACCTAACTTCAATGACCCAAGAGTGGTGCGTAGATGCAAACACAGTCTAGGATTTGCATTGAGTTATCTCACCTGTGATAAGCCACGAGGATTGAGTCAAGAACAAATCATAAAACACATTGGTCAAGGACAAAATCCTTTGAGTGCGTGGTTAAAATCACAGTTATTGGATTGCACAGACAGTCATTGGAATATGGCAACAAAAAAAGTTAAAAAATATCAGTTGAACACTGCGGGCAGTGAATATCTCAAACAGATATTGGGATACAAAACTCATAGAGCATTCAACAGCAGTGTCACTCCAGCAAAGGCTCAACGACTGAGCGATCACCAGATTGCAGTTGATTGGGCACACACGCAATACAGCATAGACACTGACTACACAGACAAAAGCCATAGACTGTGGCATCCTGTGCAGAACATACGCAGTGAGATACGCAACAGTGTTCTCAGAGACAATCTCCTAACACATCAATACGATATTGTGTGTGCCAGTCCCACACTGTTGCATCAATACAGCTGGAGATTCAGTGGCGGACACTATCTTGAAACCATTGGCGAATACACAGAAAATCGCAATGCGATCAGACAGACTTTGGCAAGAGAGATAGAAGTGCCTGTGAAAACAATCAAAGCGATATTGAATGCCATGTTCTGTGGGGCAGTGTTAAAACGAAATCCATTTGGCAGTATCTATAAATTGGTTGACTATGACAGTGAAAGAATCACACAACTGCAACAGGATCCATGGATGAAGAGGTTCAAACAGGACATCTTTGAGATGTGGCAATACCTGAGACCTGTGTTGGAAAAAACTCCAGAACTCAGAGTCACTGAAACAGGTAAAACCAGAAGGTTGGTGATGTATCCCACAAACAAGTGGAATTTGTATTTTCAACTAGAGAGAATGATATTGAACGCAGTGAGACAGTATCTGGATGAACAAAACCTCAAGTATTTCTTGATACATGATGCATTTGCCAGTGAACAAGTAGAAATTGAACATGTGATAGAACATATCACAAAAACAACTGCTTTTGATATTTGTTTTGAGGAAACAGTTTTGATATGAAGTTGAGATCTCTGCGAGATCTATTGATTCGCTGTCGCAAATCAATTGCCTTTTTTAGAGACATAACAATTTACATATTACTATACTACTCTACCCATAATATATTACAAGTCAAGGATATACAGTGAAACTGAACAAAACTACCAAACACGAGCATTGCAAAGTGGCAATACAGTATGAAAGTGGATGGGACACCTATGATATTTGGCAAACTTTAAGACCAAGCAAGCATTTTGCTAGATTGATTTGTGTTGACCAACGGTGCACAGAGAAGAGCAAATGGATCAAATGGCTAAACAAAACTGAGCATGCACACCTAAAGAAAATTGACTTGACACAGATAACACCGTATAATAAAACGCATAAACGAACCGTATAGGAAACACATATGAACACAGATACTTGGATATTAGCTACCATTGAAAAAGAAAGCAGTCGTCTAAATGGCGGAGAATATTATCGTCTTGGCTGGTATGACTGTGACACTGGCGATGTTTGGGAAATGACAGTTGATCCCGCTTATAAAAACTGGGAAAAATGCCGTTGGGAAAAGTTTTTCAAACAAGATATCATAATAGGTGTATATGAAAACATACACAAAACCAAGAGACATACCAAAAAAAGTTTTCAACGAGCCAGTATGCCAGTGGTCAGTGCTGATCATGCACCCGTGAAAATTGCCAGTGCAGATGAAGACACTTTATGTGAAGTGATACAAATATTAGAACAAGAAAGAAATCCAACACACATACACATACTCAACAGATTCATTGATAGTGAGCCAAAACGCAAGTATCGTCCCTTGCTTACATCAAAGGACCTTGGTATATAAATACTCCAAACAGAGGAGCTAGACATATGGCAATGGGTCGTGGTAAAAAGAAAAAGCGTAGAGGTTGATTGGACAGAGTATTTCCACAGGATTCGCGGAGAATGCCCCTGGAGCGGGGCAAATTATTATGCGGGTTTGATAGACTTTGTGAACTACGAAGACGGCGTAGAGCCTCTAGGTCATTTCACTGCAAGAGTCTACGAAATTCATGGATATAGTCCAAGGCGTATGAAACTGTTGTGTGATAAGTTGATGGCAACTAGACCAGGCGAGACTTGGCTATATTCACATCCAAGATACACTGAATTGAGCACACCAGTGCCAAGTTTGATACAACAAAGCACAGAAACTTTGCAAGCCATAAGGCGTCGCAGAGATAAATAATTGTGTCAGGTAAAAGTGACATTTACATATTTCCTAAATTAAATACAAGACTACACACCCCCCTGAGATAGCATCAAAGGGGGTTCTTCTTTTTTGTATACACCAACAACTTTTCATACTAAAATATACACACTAGCACTTTGCTAGTTCACTACTATTAGTGTTTGATGATCAAGGCATACCCCCTGAGATAGCATCAAAGGGGGTTTTCTTTGTCAAAAAAAGGTTGACCTTTTTGAGTAGATAGGCTATTATAATAAAACAAAGTAACAGTCTATGGGAGACAGCGTGATGAACTACTATATTAGCCATACAAAAGATACAAAAGGTTGGAAATGGTATGTATATAAAATAGGCTATGGACCAGACCAATATTTTTCAACGCAAGCAGAAGCCTTGGAGTATCAAAGAAAAATGAATGCACAGGAGACAGCGTGATGCACTATCGCAAGACGCAAACTCGCAAAGGCATTGATTATTATCGCATTGATTTAGATGGCGGCTGGGCTGATCCAGATATAGAGCAACTACCAGAACATTGGATAGACAGCATCAGACATTTAGAATCAGAAGACAAAAAAACTAATAAAAATTACCCTGATCCATTTTATAGCGATCCACGAAAATTTGGCAAAATGTCGCTTGAGGGCAGTCGTTTAGTTAATGGCATCTATATAGTTTGGGACGATGATAATGGCGATTATTATATTACCTGGAGTGGCAAACCTTTAGAACAAACAGCCTAAAAAAACAACCCTACAACTACGCCCCACAAGTCCCTTAATCACAGGGGCTTTTTTTATGGCTAAATAAACTACTACTATATGTAGGCAACGGAGACTCACCAATGAACGAGGAAAACGCTACTGGGCGTAAGAAACCAGGGCCAGACCCAAATAAACGGAAAACTGGCACAAAAGAAGTTGAAGGACGAGTGGTAGGCAGAGACAAAACTGTAGTGCCGCCTGAAGAAGTATACAAATTAGCCGCCATGGGTTGCAAGGACATTGAAATAGCAGAGTGGTTTGGCATCAACGACAACACACTACGACACAACTTTAGCGTAGAACTTTTAAAAGGGCGACACAATCTACATCAAAGCCTAAGACAGAAAATGATTGAAACAGCACTCAACGGCAATGTTGTTATGCTGATCTATCTGTCAAAGAATTGGCTGGGCATGAGTGACTCAGGTCCTATTGGCGACAGTGACACTGTATTGCCATGGAGTGATGACTAATTGCCACTCACTGAACCTCAACAAACCATAGTTGACAATTCAAAACGATTCTCAGCTATTATAGCAGGTCGTAGATTTGGAAAATCTTACCTGGCAATTCGTCAACTAGCCTGGCATGCACGAAACCCAAACAGCCGTTGTTGGTATGTTGCACCTACACGACAACAAGGCAAGGGCATTGCTTGGAACGCACTCAAAGAACGATTAGGCAAATTGAATTGGATATCCAAGATCAATGAAAGCGAACTGGCTATCACCTTGGTCAATGGCAGTGTAATAGAAATACGAAGTGCAGATGCCTATGACCGCATGAGAGGATTTGCAGTTAACTTTGTGGTGTTTGATGAGTTTGCAGATATGGATCCAGATGTATGGACAGCCGTAAGACCTACCTTATCAGACACAGAAGGCAGTGCAATGTTTATTGGCACACCCAAAGGCTACAACAACTGGGCAAAGAGCATTTACGATCGTGCAAAAAACAATGAGGATTGGTGCAGTTGGCAGTTCTCAACAGCAGATGGTGGACAGGTTTCTGAAGAAGAACTTGAGCGTGCCAGAAATGAAATGGATGAGAGACTGTTTAGACAAGAGTATCTAGCAACCTGGGAAACCATGAGCGGCAGAATTGCTTATGCATTCAATGATGCTAACATAGTCTCTCTAGGTGACATACCAGACAGAGCCATCTTGCATGTGGGAATGGACTTTAACATAGATCCAGCCTGTGCGGCTGTGGCAGTGCAAACAGGCACAGGTCAATACCACTTCTTTGATGAGATAGAAATCTACGGTGGCAACACTGATGAAATGGTTCAAGAGTTGAAAAACAGATATCCCACTAACAAGATATTTGTGTATCCAGATGCTTCAGGTGCACAGAGAAAGACCAGTGCAGGTGGTAGAACTGACCATACCATACTCACCAATGCAGGATTCACACTCAAATGCGGCAAAGCCAATCCACCAGTGCGTGATAGAATTAACTCAGCCAATGCAGCCTTTTGTAGCACGGATGGCACCAGAAGAGTGTTCGTTGATCCAGCATGCAAACAGTTGATCAAGTGTTTAGAGAGTCACACCTACAAGCCTGGCACACAAATACCCAACAAGGATACTGGCTATGACCACTTCTTTGACGCAGCAACATACTTAATAAATACTGTATTACCAATTCGTCGTAACGCAGTGCCCCTCAGCACCAAACGCTGGACGGTAAACACATTCTAAGGACAAGACAATGGCACAGAGTGCAACACTAGAAGAACAGGTTACCAGCCTACTAAGTGGAAACAGAATTTACACAGACAACCAAGAAGAATGGCAGTTTCTCATGGAAAGCTACCTTGGTGGTCTTGACTATCAAGATGGACTTCATCTAACAAGATATCAAACTGAAACAGCACAGGAATATGGTCGTAGACTGCAAAGCACACCAATGGAAAACCACAGCCACAGTGTGATCAGTCTATACAACAGTTTCTTGTTTAGAACTGCACCTGGTAGAGAATACAATAGTATAGAAAACGCACCAGAACTTGAAGGCTTTCTCAAGGACTGTGATCACGATGGTCGCAGTTTGGATGCATTCATGCGTGATGCTTGCACCTGGGCTAGTGTGCATGGGCAATCATGGATCCTGGTAGCCAAGCCTGACATTGGTGCACTCACACGAGCAGATGAAATCCTACAGGATGT